TCTGCGGGATGGTCTGGGAGCATGAGACGGGTACGCAGACGGTGTGGCCGCTGCAGAACCGGCACTCGCAGCCGGACCGGTACTACTCCATCGACCACAAGGACATGCAGGAGGCGTTCCGTATCATGGACAGCTCCGGCTCTCGGCTCCTCGCCTTCTATCACAGCCACCCGCAAGGGAAGAGCGACCCGAGCGAGGCGGACATGGAGGGCGCGCTCAACGTCGGCGTGCATTACCTCATCTCCTATCCCTGGGACAGATCCACCGAGGAGCCTGTACTCCCCGGAGAGCCCGACAAGAAGGTATGGCGTCTGAGCGCCTGGGACTGCATCGAGATGGGCATTCTGGTCCAGGACGAGATCGAGGTAGTCAAGTGATGGAGATCCTGTCCGGCGTGCTGTGTGGGGCACTGCTTGGCGTGGCCGGTACGTACCTCGGTCTCATGTGGTACTTCCGGGATGTGTTCAAGTGAAGGTCAAGCGGCTGAGCAAGCCGAGGCTCTGGGAAGAGCTGCGGTACCGTCCGAATGCGGCTCAGCAGAAGGTGCACAGCAGCAAGGCGCGGCATCGTGTCAACTGCGCGGGCAGGCGTACCGGCAAGAGCTTCAGCGGCGGGATGGAGTGCATGCCGTGGGCTCTTCAGAGCCGGATGCTGAAGCCGATGCTGGACGACATGAACATCCGTGCGGAGTACTGGATCGTCGGTCCGAACTACACGGACAGCGAGAAGGAGTTCCGCGTCTTCTACAACGCCTGCAAGCGGATGGGGATGCCGTTCGACAAGCCGGGAACTTACTACGATCCCAAGGGCAGCATGGTCGTCAGCCTGTGGGAGGGCTCTTTCATCCTGCATGCCAAGAGTGGCGCGCATCCCGAGAGCCTGGTCGGTGAAGGTCTGCACGGCGTCATCATGAGCGAGGCAGCTAAGCTCAAGGAGAGCGTGTGGCAGCGGTTCATCCGTCCTACCCTCGCGGACTTCGTAGGCGAGAGCGTCTGGAACACTACCCCGGAGGGCAAGAACTGGTTCAAGGCCATCTACGACATGGGCCAGGACCCGAATCAGCGGGAGTGGCAGAGCTGGCGGCATCCGAGCTGGGTCAACACGCACGTCTTCCGTAAGAAGACCACGGCCGAAGACGTCCAGGTGATGAAGGAGATCATCAAGCGCAGCGACCACGATCCGGCCGAGCTCGAAGCGCTGAACGTCGACCCTGAGATCATCGCGATGGCGGTGGACCTCAGTCCGGAGGCGTTCGCGCAGGAGGTAGAGGCCAGCTTCAGCGAGCATGTCGGTCGGGTGTTCAAGATGTGGGACGAGGACTACCATGTCGCCGACCTGCCGTACAACCCGGAGTGGCCGCTCTACATCGCAACCGACTACGGCTACACGGATCCCAACGTCGCGCTGTTCATCCAGACGGGCTTCCACGGCGAGATCAACGTCATCGGGGAGTACTACCGCACGCATCGCACGGACGATGAGTTCGCCAGCGATGTGCTCAGCGACAGCCGTCTGAGCTACCTCGTGAGCAAGGCACAGGCCATCTACCCGGAGCCCGCTGACCCCGGTGCCACGGCCACCCTCAGCAAGGCGTGGGGCGTGCCGGTGCGCGGCGGGACGGGTGGTCCGCTCAAGGGCCGCAGGCTGGCTATCGAACACGCGCTGCGGTTCAAGAACCCGCACCTGCCCTGGGACAACCCCGAGCGCGTCCCGTTCCTCAGGTTCGACCGCACCTGCGCCATGAGCCGCTACGAGATGGAGGAATGGCGTTGGCCGGAGAAGCGCAAGGCCAGCACCACCGGGCCGGAGGAGCCGCAGGACAAGGACAACCACGTCCCGGAGGCGCTCGGACGGTTCTTCGCCGGGCACGGGCTGGTCAAGGGCACCGAGGTCATCGTCCATGACGGTATGGGTCGGACCGGACGCCGCTCGTACCGCCCTCGGGCGCGCCGGTAGGCTAGGGGCCTAGCCTCCGCGTAGTGGGGCCGTATGAAGGAGAGGCATGAACAAGGAATCCGTACCCATCACTGGGGTTTGGCTCCTCAAGGCCACCAAGAATACCGGCAGTGGCTTGCGAGTTCTCGTTCAAGTAGAGGGGCAATGGCGAGAAGTGATAACAGAGGTGGCTGACGAGGGACCCATCAGCCACACCGTCCACCCCGCCGGTATCCTCGACAGCCCCATCGTGAGGTTCTGATATGGCAACCGAAGTCGCGTTCGGTAAGTACAGCACCCTGAGCCGGTACATGACGGCACTGCCGAGCTGGGTCCCGGCCGGTCATCAGGAACGAGTGGCCAGCTACCAGGTCTACGAGGAGATCTACTGGTCGCACGTGGCGACCAGCTACAAGATCATGAACCGGGGCCTGGACGCCGAGGACGAGCCGGTCTACGTCCCGAGCAGTCGCATCATGGTGGACACCCTCAATCGCTACGTCGCACCTAAGCTCACCTTTCAGGTGGTCGGCGAAACGGGCAGTGACGAGACCAAGCTCAAGGCCACCGAGGCGTTCGCCAACCTGTTCAAGCGCGAGCGGTTCGCAAGCCGGTACAGCGCGGGTAAGCGTGAGGGCCTGATGAAGGGCGACTGGCTCTGGCACGTCGTCGGGGACCCGGACAAGCCGGAGGGCCGTCGTATCAGCCTTCTCACGGTGAAGCCGGGCAGCTACTTCCCGGTCTTCGAGGACGAGACGGTAGAGGGTGGCGACCCGGACAAGATGGTCATGGTCATCCTGGCCGAGCAGGTGCAGGTCGGGGATGAGACCCGGGTTCGCACGCAGCGCTACGCCCGCGAGGAAAACGGGGTCATCCTCAGCAGTCTGGAGCTGTGGAAGCCGGACGAGTGGTTCAACTGGCGCTTCGACGATGAGGTCAAGCAGCCCGTCGAGGTGCTCAGCCCTCCCACCCCCCTCCCTCCGCAGATCACGGCCTTCCCGGTCTATCACATCCCTAACACCGTTGAGACCGGGGAGACGTTCGGCAGTAGCGAGATGCGCGGTCTGGAGATTCTGCAGGCGGCCCTCAACCAGACGGCTACCGACGAGGACCTGACGCTGGCGCTGATGGGCCTCGGCCTGTACGCCACGGAGGAGCCGGGTAGCCCGCGCAACGAGCAGGGTCAGCAGGTGCCGTGGTTCGTGAGCCCCGGAGCGGTCCTCGAGAACGCCAAGGGCCTGCATCGGGTGGAGGGTCTGACGAACCTGGTCCCGTTCACCGAACATGTGGACCGGCTCGAGGGCTATATCGCTGACGCCAGCGGGGCTACCGACGCGGCCAAGGGTCGTCTTCAGGTGCAGGAGGCCGAGAGCGGCATCGCCCTCCAGTTGCGTCTGAGCCCAACGCTGAGCAAGGCCGAGGAGCGCGAGCAGATCATCCTGGACGTGCACACCCAGATGTTCTACGACCTGACCACCATGTGGTTCCCGGCGATGGAGAGCCTGAACTTCACGGACGTAACCGTCATCCCGGTGCTGGGCGACAAGCTCCCGGTCAACCGCGTCGCCGAGGTGGCCCTCATGAACGAGCTCGTGCTGGCAGGCATCCTGAGCGCAGGCAGCGCGCGCAAGTACCTCGCCACCAAGGGCTTCGCGGACATGTTCGACCCGGCCGAGGGTCAGCTCGTGCTGGCGGAGAAGGTGGCCAACGCGGCAGCCGAAGGCGGCGACAGCGCCCTCGGGGACCGGGAGAACGAGGAGTTGAACGATGGCGAGTGAGGCGGTACAACGGCGGGAGCGCGCGGCCAAGCTCGGAGCAGCCATCGAGGAGTATCTGAACGGGATAGAGCATGAGGCGGGCATGCTCGGTGACTGGCTGCTCGTGGGTTCCGTCGTTCGGGTAGACGAGGAGGGAGACCCGGATGCGCAGTACTTCGTCGCTCTCAGTGGCGGGAGCATGCTTCAGCATCATGCCCTCGGACTACTGACCAAAGCGGAGGACGTGCTCCAGGGCGGTGAGCCGGATGAGTGACTGCCAGCGCAAGGGATACATGACCGCCATCTCTGCGCAGAAGGCGGCCAAGAAGGCAGGCGGTAAGGGTCAGTACCGCGAGGTGGAGCGTTGCACCTCCTGTGGTCGCTGGCACGTCAAGCCGGGTCTGGTGTAGCCATGATGACCGAAGGCCTGGGCTGCACGGTCCGGGCGGTTCACCAGCCGCACGGCTGGAACTGGCGCACCGGTAGGTATGACTGCGAGGGGGTGAACCGTGGCGCAGCCGCTCCCGAAGCCCAACCAACCACTCCTCGACGTACTAGCCGTGTCCGGCGTAACTGTCTCTGAGATGAACCAGATGCTGAACGACGGTGCGGCAGAGGCCGAGAGGCTCATCCCTAAGCTGTTGGAGAAGCACACTACCGGTGGAAAGGTCAAGGCTGCGCAACTGCGGCTCGTGCTGCGGGAGCTGAGGGTGTTTCAATCGGCCCTGTGGGGCGATCTGGGGCGCTCTACCCGCGATGGGGTGGTAGCGGCGGCCAACAAGGCTGGGGAGGGCGCAGAGGGCGTTCTAGCCGAGGTGTTCGCCAAGACGGGCACGACCGTCCCGTCCGCCATCCTGGCCGGGTGGCGCGAGCAGGCCAAGGCGGGCATCGACGCCATTCTGGCGAAGAGCAAGAACGGCATTCCGCTCAGTAGGGCCGTCTACAAGGCGCAGGCGCTCGCCAGCGGTCAGGTGGATCGCAAGGTCAGTCAGGGCCTGCTTCTCGGCATGAACCACAAGGCCATCGCCAAGAGCGTCAAGGACATGATCCGGCCGGACGTAGCCGGAGGTGTCAGCTATGCGGCACATCGGTTGGCTCGCACGGAGATCAACCATGCCTATCAGACGAGCCAGGCCACGCGGCACGAGGGGGAGCCGTGGACCAAGGGCATGCAGTGGAACCTGAGCAAGAGCCACCCTAGGCCGGACGTGTGCAACTTCAACGCGACGGCAGACCTGTACGGGATGGGGCCGGGAGCCTACCCCTTCGGCAAGAAGCCGGAGAGCCATCCCAACTGTCTGTGCTATCAGACCACCGTGCAGGTGAGCCCGGATGACTTCGTGGAGGCGTTTCTGGCCGGGGAGTACAACAGCTACCTCGACGAGACGGTCTACACGTACGCTCCGCCCGAGGAGCACCCATGCCGATAAGCCCAGAAGGAGAAGCGGCCATCGCCAAGCTGGCTAAGCTGACGGTGGAGAAGGGATGGGATCCCGGCCAGGTCATTCGCGGGCTGTTGGACATGCACGAAGCTCTGATGAAGTTGACACCAGAAGAGCGCGCTGCGGTCCGTCGGGAGCTCCGGAGGTTGCGCGATGCCCATTAGCGTGCCGAACCCGTACAGCGGCAAGGATGAGGATACCTGCTCGGTATCCTTCGCGGCGCAGCAGTCCATGGCGAGCGGCGTCGGGAGCCCGCAGACGGAAGCGGAGTTCTACACGAGCAAGCTCCTGGGGGAGTGGGGCGTCATCAAGGGCAAGCTGGCCAACGGCCATATCCCCAACGGCACGAAGGTCCTGGCGTACGAGAATGTATCCACGGGCAGTCGGGGGTACCTGTACATCAAGGACGGGAAGCTCCACAAGAAAGTTCACTTGAAATTCGGCACTGTGTTGGACAAGGAGGCCAATACCTCTCTCGGGGATCAGCTCATCAAGAGCAGCGTGACCAAGGTCTCCATCCCGCAATCCGTCAGCCCTAAGACGGAGCCAGAACTGGTGCCCGTCTTCAAGAACGACATCGTCAATCTGGACAACAACCTGGTGTTGAGCGGCAAGCCTTTCTTGGTGACTAAGTCCGGGGACTATATCGCTTACGACGGCAAGACGCTCAAGTTCGTCAAGTACCACCAGTCGGAATCTGGATACGGATTTGAGCCCGGCGAGAAATCCTTCTCTATCAAGGTCCTCATGGGAGAGGAAGAGTGGTTCAAGACGGAGGAGAAGCCGGGTACCAAGCCCTCTTCGGAGAAGACAAAGAAGGTTACGGCAGCACAGGCCAATGTGGGTGACACCATTCTGGGCGAGGATGGTGTGTGGTATGTGGCCAACGAGAAGACCAAGTTCGGCGACATATACGTGTTCTACAACAAGGAGGAGGAGAAGTACTTCCTGCAGGCTGCGCCTAACGCGCACGTCACCGTCAAGACCTCCGAGGAGACCAAAGGCTCGGACCCCACGGTCGTTCCGGCAACGACCACCCCGCCCCCCTCTCCCACGCAGGTAGCGGCTCCGACGCCGGTCACGCCGGTCAACTCCGGCAGCGCCAGTGTGGGCAGCATGAGCCACGAAGACGTCGCGGCGATGTTCGTCAAGATCAAGGATGACCTTGCCAAGGAGAAGGGGCTGAACATCAAGGGCGCTAACCCGGCCCTCGATGAGGAGGTATACAAGGCCATCGGCAACGCGACCGGCTATACGCCTGCCGAGGTCAAGGCGAAGATCGATGCGTACAAGGCGGACGGTAACAAGCTCAGCGCCCTGAAGAAGAAAGTGCAGGCGGGCACGAAGAAGGTGCCTACCGGTAACGCTGGAGGGCCTAAGCCGCTGGTCCCGGGGTCTGGGGAGGGTAAGCCCGACCCGAAGCCGCACGGGGTGCCCACGGTGGCCACGCCCAGTGTGACCAATCAGGTCAAGCAGGAAGTCAAGCAGGAAGCGGAGGCCAACCCGACCAAGGTCTACAGCGACGAGGACGTGGCTGCGGCCTACATCATCGCCAAGGACAAGGTCGTCGCGGCCAGCAACGGCAAGTGGACGTTGTACACCAAGAGTGAAGAGATGGACCTGGAGATAGCCATTCAGGTCGGACTCAAGACGGGTCTGAATCCTCTTCAGCAGAAGCAGGCCATCGCGAACTATCTGGGCACCGGCAAGAAGCTCAGCGTGCTGAAGAAGCAACTGGCCAAGCAGGGCGCGTTCACCCCGCAGGCAGATACTCTCAAGAAGAGCAAGGCGGAGCAAAGCCAGGACGAGAAGGCGGAAGAGGTCGCCCAGAAGGCGGAGGAGGGTTACACCCCCACTCCGACGCCAACCACTGGCACACCTCCGATAGACACCGGCAAGCCGATGCCGAAGGCTCCGGCTCAGGCGGCTCGAGAATCCGGCAGCATTGAGGATGTCGCCAACACCGTCAAGAGCGACGTGTACTCGCTATTCAAGAGCCAGGGCAGTAAGGCGTACCTGAGCAGTTCCAACGGCGACACATATGACGCCATGCTCAAGGTCCAGGTCAACATGAAGGCGGACGGCCAAGAGCTGAGCCTCCTTCAGATCCTGCGCATCATCGACGAGCAGGGCGCGAAGAAGTTCAACGCCGAGAACGCCAAGCTGTTCGAGAAGAAGGTAGCCACCTGGCTCACCAGCCCCGAAGGTACCGCGCACATCAAGAAGGCGGAGCTGGAGAAGGCCAAGCTGGAGGCGCAGGCCAAAGCGAAGGCTGAGGCGCTGAAGATAGCCAAGGAGATGGAGGCCAATCAGCCGCCTCTTCCGGCGGATTCTGCGCAGTTCGAAGGTTGGAGCCTGGACAAGGCCAAGCGGGTCAGCCAGACCTGGCTGGACGTCAAGCCGTGGGATGCCCGGCAGAAGCGGGACCTGACGCACTACACCGGCAACGCCTACCACGAGATGAACAGCCATCTGCGTAAGGGCTCCGGCATCAGTGAGCGGAGCAAGAACGCAATCGAGGGGGCGAAGATGGGCATGCGGCCTACTACCGAGCCCATCCTCGTGCAGCGCGGAACCGGGTTCGAACAGTTCGAAACATTGGGTATCCAAGGAACCCAGGATGCTCCGGCTCTGTGGGGTTTGGCTGGCAAGACACTACTGGACCCCGGGTTCCTGAGCACGAGCGCTGGTGGCAGAGCGGCCTTCGGGGGCAAGCCCTGCATCTTGGAGGTCGAGTGCCCCGTCGGAACTCCGATGGCGTACGTCGCGCCTATCTCCAACTACCCCCACGAGAACGAAATGCTTCTTCAGGCGGGCATGAAGTACAAGGTTCTGAACGTCCGAAAGAACAGCAACGGCCAATACGTGGTTCGCATGAGAGTGGTCGACTGGCCAGGAAAGGTGACAAGCTGATGGCGAAGAAGTTGAGCGCACTCACGGACCCGGATAACGACCCGGTGTTCGTGGAGGTGCCGGACACAGACGAGGAAGAAAAGGAGGGGATGAGCGTGGAGGATGCCTACCGGCACCTCGCGGGCTTCCCGCCCGAGCCCGAGCTTGAGCCGGAGGAGAACTGATGGCATTCCCCACCGAGATAAACCTGGTGACAGTTACCGGGCGGATAGAGGGCGTGCCGGAAGACGTTGAATGTCTCATCTCCTTCCAGTGCCGGGTTTGGCAGAACAGCTCGCTGTTCGACGTGTCTGTCCCGCCCTTCACGGAGTCGATCGTGGCTCAGTCGGACGGCACGTTCTCCGTGGATCTTCCCCCGAACAATCACCCGGACTGGCAGCCCCAGGGCTGGACGTACTACGTCACCATCCAGTACGCCAACAAGTTCCTCAAGGGTAGCCTCTCTGTTCCGTACGACAGCGCGGGCCTCACCATTCATGACCACATGGTGATGGACCAGGCCTCCTCGCCGGGCGTTCTGTACGTGCCCATCGCTTTCATCGGGGCAGACAACGGAGTGGCTCCGCTTGACGACGAGGGCTTCCTGCCGCTCAGTCGCCTGCCCATTCACGAGCACGAGGCAGATGACATCAATGGATTGGAGGAATCCCTCTCGAGCGTGCAGGGCACTTCCCAGAACGCCTTCTCTATCGGAAGCAACATGGCCGGGACCAAGGCCCTGCAATTCAAGAACGGTTTCACGAGCCAACTGCAAGCCAGCCCCACGGCTGGCCGAACCTGGTCTCTGCCGGATGTGAATGGTTCGGTCGTACTGGATTCGGCTATGTCGTGGCAATCTGAGGATCACAACCTCGGCGGGTGGACGTATGACCCGGTGCTGCACTTCGGCACGCAGGTTCAGCCGACGGCCGGGTTGATGCAGGTAGCCCGAATCAAGTTCACCAAGAGCCTGATCAGCAACATCCACTTTCATCTGACGGGTGGGGGTAATACCCTCACGGCGAACCAGTGTTTCGCTGCGCTGTTCACGGATGCCGGGGCGTTCCTGGGTATCACGAGCAGCCTGCACGGGACGGGGGTTGGTGGATGGGGAGATGGTGGCGCGAAGACCCACCCCCTCCTCGTTCCGCAGGTGTGGACGCCGGGAGCGTGGTGCCGCGTCGGATGGTGGTTCAACGGCACGGCCGGAGCCACGTTCAGTCGGGCGGGCAACAACGGTGCACCCATCTCGAACATTGGTCTTACAGCACCCAATCTCCGGTACTCCACGGCCAATGCCGGGCTCACCACGGCGGGCACGGTACCGGCCAACCTGGGGGCTCAGACTGCCGGGTCCCCGGCCTACTGGGTTGGCCTTTCTTGACGGGTCTAGCGGCCCTCTGGC